AGAGATATTATTACAGGTAAAATTATAGGTGGACCTCCTATAGATAATTTACAAGATACAGGTAAATTATTTGACCTTGATTTATTACCTGACTTTTCACAATTTGTAACAAAAGAAGATATTCCATCTTTTATACCAGAAGTGCCTACAGGCAGAGGTTTTTCTATAGATAGAGAAAATTTGGACAGACCTATGATATCTGGTTTAGAAAACAGAGATTTAATGGATGTTGATAAGCTAATACCACCAAAAATAAACGACCAAATTTTTATTGATGATAGACCAATTATTGATGAAAGAATAATAGACCGTGGTTATGGTCCAGGTATTATGCCTCCTTTACCACCAATGGATATTGATAAATTAATACCACCAGTGGACTTACCACCAATAAATATAACTGACTTACCTCCAATAAATATAATGGATTTACCTCCAGTAGATTTACCACCAATAAATATACCTCCAAGGATTCCACTAGACTTACCTATTGTAAGACCTCCAACAATAATGGATAAACTAAGAACAATAGATAGACAAACAATAATGGATGAATTAACAGGTGGTAGATTTTCTATAAATCAAAAACGACCAATGGGATTATTTTAATGTCGGTATCACACGAAGAAGTAGTTAAAGCTGCACAAGCAGAACAAATATTAACCTCAGAAGTTTTTAAAGAAGCAGTAGAAAATCTTAAAAATGAATACATAACACATTGGTTAAACTCAAGAGAAATTGATGATGTTAATGCTAGAGAAGATATCCACAGGTCATTATTACTATTACCAGAGGTTGAAAGACATCTGCGTATCATTGCTGAGAAAGGCAAACTTACAAAAGCTAATATAAACAAAATTAGAAATATTGGTTAAACCTTCCCTTTTTACACATTATTAAGCTAAAATACTCTTAAATACATAAGGAGTATTTATTATGGCAATAACGGATAAACCGACTGCTTTACAAACTGATAAGGAAATTACTGCCTCGATGTTTGAAAGTTTTTTAACCCCTGAAGAGGACAAGGTTGAAGAAGCGGTCACAGAAACAGAAGAAGTAGTAGAAGAAGTCACTGAAGATGATTCTGAATTTGTTGATGAAGAAATTGATCAAGAAATTGCAGATGAATTAGAAGATGACTATGAAGAAGAACTGGATGAAGAACAAACAGATGTTGAAGAGGAAGCTCCGCAACTTCAAACATTTACTGTAAAGGTAGATGGCCAAGAGGTAGAAGTCACGCAAGAGGAACTCGTCAATGGATATTCTCGTCAGCAAGATTATACGCGTAAAACACAAGAACTCTCTCAACAGCGTAAGACTATTGAGCAGCAGCAAGCAGAGTTAACGCAAAGAGATGCGATTTATTCGCAGTTGTTACCGAAGATGGAAGCCCAATTAAAGGGCGAACTGGCTAACGAACCAGATTGGAACACTTTGTACGAAGATGATCCTGTTGGGTATGTTCGCGAAAAACAGCTTTGGGATGAAAAGAAAGATAAGCTTACCGCTGTAAGTGCTGAACAACAAAGGCTTCAACAAGAAGCTTTAGCTAAACAGCAAATACAACTTCAACAGTTTGTTGAATATGGTAATCAAAAACTTCTTGAAATAATCCCAGAATGGCAAAACCAAGAGGTTGCCGCCAAAGAAAAAGCTGCTATAAGTGAATATGCTGTAAATTTTTTGGAGTACACTCCAGAAGAAATACAACAGGTTTATGATTATCGTGCTTTGCTTGGTTTAAGAAATGCTTGGTTAAACTCTAAAACAGTTGAAGCCACAAAGAAAAAACCAACACAAAAAGCACCAGCAAGAGTGGCTAGACCTGGAACTACTAACCGACCTAAATCGGCAGCACCTGTGAAGAAAGCAAAACAAAGGTTAGCTAAGTCTGGAAAAGTCCAAGACGCAGCTAAAGTTTTTGAACAATTAATTTAATTTTATAAAGGAATATAAAAATGGCAAAGGTAACTAACGCATTTGACACATATTCGGCAACAGCTGACAGAGAAGATTTAAGTAATATTATTTACAACATCTCTCCAATGCAAACTCCGTTTATGTCATCAATCGGAAAAAGAAATATTAAAAACGTAGTGTTTGATTGGCAGACAGAAGTCTTACCTACTCCAAGTGCTGCTGGACAGCTAGAAGGTTTTGAACTATCAAGATCTACTGCTACAGCGACAACTAGAGTAAGTAACGTTGCAATGATCTCAAAAAGAGACGCAACTGTAACTGGTTCTCAAGACGCTTCAGACCCAGCTGGCAAAAGATCAGAAATGGCTCATCAATTAGCTATTATGGCTAAAGCATTGAAAAGAGACATGGAAGAAGCTTTATGTCAAAACGGTGCTAAAACAACTGGTGACGCTACAACAGCTAGGGTAACTGGTGGTTTTGAATCATGGCTAACATCTAACGTATCCAGAGGTTCTGGTGGTTCAGGTGCTGGTGGCGGTGCTGCTCCAGTTGATGGAACAGACAGAGACTTAACAGAAGACCTTTTAAAAGGTGTTTTACAAACTATGTTTGGTAACGGAGCTGAGCCTTCAATGGCTATATGTGGTCCACATAACAAACAAGTTATCTCTGGTTTCACAGGTAGAACTCAAGCTAGACAGTTTGTTGATGCAACTACTGTAGAAGCTTCAGTATCTGTATACTCTTCTGACTTTGGTGAACTAAAAATCGTTCCATCAAACAGATCAAGAGAAGAATCATTACTATTGGTAGATCCAGAGTTTGCTAAAGTATCTTTCTTAAGAGACTTTAAAACTGTTGATATTGCTACAATAGGCGATGCTGAAACAAAAATGATTGTTGTTGAGTATGGGTTAGAAGTATCTAACGAAGCTGCTCACGGAATCGTTGCTGACTTAAACGTATCATAGTTTAGTCAATAAGCTTAAAGGGAAGTTTCGGCTTCCCTTTTTTTTGTGCTAAAATCTGTCTATGGCAAAGACTACATTAATAGATCATAGAAAAGGTTATAAGTCTGTATTCGCAACAGAAGATGATAAAGTTGTGTATCATACAAAACAGGATATACAGCCAACATTAGACTATGTAAAAACACTTTCTGAATATACGCCTGGTAAAGATTTACGCCATGTAGCAGAAATACCTATGGTAGTATATCAAAGAGCAGTCCGAGAAGGATGGGCGCAAGATTCTGCACAATGGAAGAAATGGCTAAACCATTCAGATAACAAACCATTTAGAACATGGAAAGGTAAAGTATGACATACGATGAATTAAAAACTAATATTGCAAATTTCTTAAACAGGTCTGACCTAACAGACCAGTTAGACTTTTTTATAGATGCAACAGAATCAGAATTTAACAGAAGATTAAGAAATAAAGACATGGTAAAGCGTGCAACTGCTACAGCAGACGCTCAATACATGAGCCTGCCAACTGATTGGTTAGAAGCTATTAATGTAGAAATAACATCAAATGACTTTAGACCATTATTTCAACAGTCTTTAGAATCACTAGATGTGTATAGAAAAGCTAATAACAATATTACTGGTCAACCAATTTATTATGCGATTGTAGATAATTCATTAGAGTTAGCACCTACCCCTGATGCAAGTTATACGCTACAATTAACATACTATGGCACTATAGATGCTTTAAGCAGTTCTAATACAACGAACTTTATATCCACAGGATATCCAGATGCTTATCTATATGGTGCTTTAAAACACGCTTCTATCTATCTAATGGAAGATGAAAGAGTGCCGTTATTTACAGCACAATTTGAAAAAGCATTAGAAGAGATGAGAATGGAACAAGAGAAAGCAGAGTTTGGCAAAGGATCTCTAATGCAAAGAAGAAGAACTTATGGCAAGTCTGGTAAAAACATTTATTATTGGAATAATAATTAGGAGACAATATGGCTGGATTTAGTGATTACTTAGAAGATAAAGTATTAGACCATGTATTTGGTGGTAATGCTTATACAGCACCAGGAACTTTATATGTTGCTTTATATACTGTAGCACCAACAGACACAGGTGGTGGTACTGAAGTATCAGGCGGAGCTTATGCAAGGCAAACTGCTACATTTACCGTATCTGGTACAGACCCCACCACAGCAACTAACTCAGCTGCGGTTGAATATCCAACAGCTACAGCAGACTACGGAACTGTGGTTGCAGTAGGTATATTTGATGCCTCATCAAGTGGTAATCTAATGGCTTATGCAGACTTAACAGCTTCTAAAACTGTAAGTTCAGGCGATGTATTTAGATTTGACGCTGGCGATTTAGATATAACATTAGCTTAATACCATGGCCTCAGTAGGCTATGGCTTATACACATACGGAAAGTCCAATTACGGAACTCCTGTATATCATTTTGGCGCAGCCACTATCGCTGCAACTTCCAATGTAACAGCTGTCGGAACTGTTGAGGTTCCAGTATTGGGTTCTGCAACCATATCAGCAGTATCTTCTGCAACAGCAACAGGTAGACAAATAGATCGCGGACAAGCGGTTATTAGTGCAGTATCTAGTGTTACAGCATCTGGTACACAGATTGATAGAGGTGCTGCAACCATAGCAGGAACATCTGGATTTACAGCTGTTGGTATACAAATAGACTTAGGATCTGCAACTATAACTGCAACTTCTAATGTAATAGCCACAGGTACACAAATAGACCGTGGTGTGGTTATAGTTCCAGCAGTATCAGGTATGACAGCTACAGGTAGATTTACTGTAGTTGGTGAAGGAACATTTACAGAAACAAGCGGATTTGATGCACTAGGTGGCATTGTAATGAGAGGCGCATCTGTAATTGCACAAACAAGTGGATTTAATGCAGTTGGTGGTCTAAAATGGGAAGATATAATTGTTCCTGGTGAGACTTGGACCGATCAGATAGTGGCAGATGAAACATGGACCGACCAAGCAAACCCAGATACATCATGGACAACATTAGGCGAACAAGACGCAGCTTAAAGGATAAAATTTTATGGCAGATACATTTACAACGAATTTAAACTTAACCAAACCAGAAGTAGGAGCATCCACAGATACTTGGGGTACGAAGATAAATACCGACCTCGATGATGTAGACGCGCTATTTAGTGCTACTGGTACTTCAGTAGCTATGAACTTAGATGGAGCAGTCATAGACAGCTCTGTTATTGGTGGCACTACAGCAGCCGCAGGATCATTCACAACTTTATCAGCAAGTACATCTATTACAGGT